ACAGCTCAGTGCCTCACGGCTTTCGCGGTTAACGGGAGAAAATCATGATCAACCACGAATCAAAAATTCTTGAACTGATTACCCGCAATGGCCCGCTGAAGGTGCGCGATCTCTGCAAGCTCACTGGTCTGCATGAAACTTCAGTGAAGCGCTTCATCAAACCGTTGTTCACCAGAGGGAATCTCAAGCGGTCCAGCGATTGGAGTTATTCGATTAACACTGACCAGTTACCGGTAGAGAGCGAGAAATTCAGCAAAATGGCGAAGCAGGCCAGCGAACTGGAGGCCAAAGGGTTCTGGCTGCGTGCAGCACAGGTATGGCGTGAAGCAATGCTGGTGGCAAAGTTCGATGCATCCCGCAATGAAGCCAAAGAGAACTGCGACCGCTGTGCCGCAAGAGGCTCACTTAACTGTGGCAGCTATGGCGGGCTTGATACAGGCCGCATTGGCGAAAGCTTCCTGAGTGAGGATCGTCAATGATCGCGCACCTGAAGAGCCACTACCAACGCAATGAGATTTTCTACCAGGCCATCCGCACCGCAGCGGTGATGATTGCCGCCCTGATTATTGTCCTGACATGGGAGCTGACCACAGCATGAGCACATTAGCGCGCATTTACGACGACAAGAAAAATAGCGATACCGATATCACCGCCCGTAAAACTTACCTGCTGGGCGTTGATGAGCTGTATGTAGAAACTAATTACAACATTCGTGATATCGATCAGACCCATGTCGAGGAATTCCGCGACGCCTTTATCGCTGGTGAAAATGTGCCTCCGCTGGCTGTTAAGGTCACCGAAAAGGGCATTAAGATCATCGATGGCCATCACCGCTATTACGGTGCGAAGCTGGCTCAGGAAGCAGGCTACACGCTGCGCCTTGAGTGCAAAGACTTCGTGGGTAGTGAAGCTGACAGCGTGGCATTCATGGTCACCAGTAGTCAGGGTCGCGCCCTGTTGCCGCTGGAACGTGCAGCCGCCTATCAGCGTCTCGTTAACCAGGGCTTAGAGCCAGCCGAGATTGCCGCAAAGGTGAAACGTTCGATCACCGACGTTGAACAGCACCTGCAGCTGCTGACTGTTGGCGAACCGCTGATTGAGATGGTGAAGTCTGGCGAAGTGGCCGCGACGACAGCAGTAGCCCTGCAGCGTGAGCATGGCGTGAAAGCATCATCAGTAGCACAGGAGCAGATGCAGAAGGCGAAAGCGGCAGGGAAGAAGAAGCTGACTAAGACCGATGCTATGCCGCAGTTCAGTGCTGCCCAGGCACGTAAGCTTGCAGAACTGATTGCTAAACATTCTCAGACAGAGCAGAGCGATGAAGGCGCACGCATTACGCTGACGTTTGAAACTGACCTGCAGGCCGCTGAGCTGATGGATATTATCCTGATCGCCAAAGAGCATTACGGCGTGACTCAATCAGCAAGCGAACAACCGGCCCCGGTTAAGTCAGAGAACGGCGATGGTGATGACCTGCCGCTTCTAAAACACGAAATCCTTGAGCAAAGCGGTGTTGAAGCGTGGGCGTGCGTAGTTGCCGCGTTCAAAATGAAAGCTGAGTACACCTACAGCGAATCAAAATACGCGCATACCTGGGCGGCGGACTCCGTTGAGAATCCTACCTGTGTGACCGTTCCGGCAGAGACCATTGCTAAAGCGGTGCGCCTCATCAAAGAGCATCATGACGATCTTGAACTCAAGCTGTGGGTGTCAGAGCAGTACGATGATCCAGAGCTGGCAAAGGAACAGTTGCAGCGTTTTTCAGCGGTGCTGATTGACGTTCGCCAGGACAGGCCGTGCACAGTTCAGGAGTTTATCGCGCTGGTGGAGCAGACTAACCGTGATTGCTGGACAAACATCCGCATGCTGCGTCAGGCAATTAAAGAACTGCCCGCTTTGGCTGGGAGGGTTGCATGATCCATTACCATGGTGGACCTATAACACCTGATACATGTGCCATTCGGGCATGGAAAGGGCGGCACGCCTGCATTTCATTTGCAAACCCAGGGCAAATTAATCTGGCTGCAGAGTGCTGCCAATCGTTCTTTCTTGATAACGGTGCATATCCCGAATGGAAGCGCGCTGAAAAGGGAAAGAGCACTTTTAAGGGCTGGGGGCCGTACTATGAATGGGCGAAAAAATGGTTGAATCACCCTGGTTGTGATTTCGCCATTATTCCTGACGTAATCAACGGTGATGAGTCTGAGAACGATGCACTTATTGATGAGTGGCCTCACGGAATTTCCTCTGGCGTACCGGTATGGCACATGAACGAGAGCGATGATCGATTCATCCGGCTTTGCAATGAGTATCCGCGCGTAGCGATCGGTAGTTGCGGAGAGTACGACGTTAAGCGTCCCAACCTTGCTGTAGCGCGTATGAAAGACCTTATTCGTCACGTTACAGATGAGTTCGGTCAGCCCATCGCCAAGCTTCACGGCCTTCGCATGCTCAATCCTCTAATTTTCACCAAACTACCGCTGGCGAGCGCTGACAGCACTAACGTTGCCAGAAATATTGGTATCGATAAGGCATGGTCAGGAGCGTATGCCCCGGCATCAAAAGAAACCCGCGCTGCATTGATGGTCGAACGTATCGAGTCACACAACAGCCCTGGCTCACTGAATTACTGCGAGCAACGGGACAGGTTCAACATGCAGTTTCAGCTGGCGGTGTAGGGAGAAATATGAAACTTACATTGCCCTTCCCACCAAGCGTTAACACGTACTGGCGTAATACCAGAAAGGGAGTATTGATCAGCGCCTCCGGGCGCTGTTTCCGCTCCAACGCTTTAGCGTGCGTCATGGAACAGCTAAAGCGTCGTCCCGCGCCGATTACAGTGAACGTAGAGGTAAGCGTGCTACTGTTCCCGCCATACAAGCGCCAGCGTGATCTTGATAACTGCCTCAAAGCATTTTTCGACAGCCTGACGCACGTGGGTTTGTGGGGGGACCTGATAAGCTAAGGGATAGACCAGTGTAAGAATTAAAAATGAAGAATTAGAATTTCATTTTAACAATCAATGACATAGCAATGATTTATTCAAAGATGAGATATTTTGTTCGACGGAGCCAGCCTGATAAAAAAGCCGACCATATGTCGGCTTTAAACTATCACAAATTTGGGCTTGGCTTTCTTTTTCTCTGTATTCTTCATTCGCTTAGCAACCTCATCCATGTCAATAGTATCACTGAGTAAGCGAGGTTGGCTCAGCTCACCAGAAGCTATCAGCTTGGCCCTTTGCTGTTGAATGTGCTTTAGCGTTTTAGCATCAATGTTCATGAATATCCTCCTTTAAATACTTTATTAGAGAGTGAGAATGTAAAGTCACCATTGCTATTATACGAACTAAGTAAGTAAGGATCAAATTCTTCTCTAGCTACTTGATAAACAGTAACTACGGCACTCCAGACCTCATCAAACCTTTGAGTGTATCCTATTAACTCCTGCTGTTGTGCTTTACTTAACCCATTCATTTTAATGGGATCATTGGCGAATATGAAGATTGTTGAGTCCTTTTTTTTCATTCTGGGCTTGTGATAAATCACTGCGAGCCGTGTATTGGACACAACTCTTATCCGAGGGACTTCTATATAAAATACGAAATAGCAAAAAACAAAAGCTGCTGCACTCATTGCAAAACCGCCAAATCTTAGTTCGATGTATAGATTTGAATGCGTCAATACAGCTTTTTCAATTGTTGCGATAAAATCGAACATGAGAGCAACTTCACCACCTTCATTATAAGTTATGCTGATTATCATTCTCAGCTTACTAGCATTGTTATAGCTTTTAATTGCGTCTGAGATAGTTTGGAATGTGGGGTCATTGCTATCAAACTTATCTTTTATTTCGAATTTTCTTTCAGCCATTTTGTCGTATTTTCTTTCAGCCATTACAATTCCTTTTAGTTTAAACAAGTAGTTGAGGTGAATGATTTTTAATCATTATAATCTTGGTGGTGGTTAGCGTTTGCCGTGTAATCTTGGACAAATATATTTCCTTAAAACTAATAATCTGTGTGGTGGAAATAAGAAATTTCGGGCAGTGGCACAATGCAAACATATGTCGAAGTCCATGCGCTAGATTTGACATTCAGAACCTAAGAGCATTTTATGAACCTAAGCAGCATGGCATATGTAACTCATCTATGGCCTGCTTTAAATAAAATTTCATGGTTGTTGCTATTGTGATGGTTAATGGCTTTCATTTTCAAGTGGTTTTTTAAAGGATCATGTAGATATTGATTATGCTTTCACGGTTGCGGTGAAATAAAATCTGATTGCGTTTATAGTACTAATACTGGGGCATATTGCAGATGCTCTAGGTAAAGGTTGGTCCCGTTCATTTGCAGGTGATGGGGCGGGGCCGGTTATAAATAGTGTGTGGAGAAGAAAGCATGAATCAGCTTTTAGTGATTGATCGGGTTTCCGTTCGTCAGGACAATTCCGGCCGTTATTGCCTTACCGATCTTCATCGTGCAGCAGGCGGCGATCGCAGACATGAGCCTACCTTGTGGCGCAACTTTCAACAGACCAATGAACTCGTTCAGCTTCTGAGCGATACAGGAATCCCTGTATCAGTTATCAAAAGCCACCATCATTTCTTCGAATCAAAATTTTCCGAGCAACTCAGCTTGCTCGAAACTTTGCATTGAGGTGACCGTGAGAGCATTGCTTACACCAGAAATCGCACCGCGCACCGGAATTGTATTGCTGAAGCCAGGGCCAGACCTGTTGAGAATGTTTAAGGGAAGGGTGGTGATCAGCACACCGACAATGGATATGGCAGACCTGCCATCAGGGCGGCTGAATGACGGCACACAGCCGTTACTTGATGAGCCCTCACTGATTCCCTTCTTCAGTCACGAACGCGTGATAAAGGCTGCTGGTGGACCGAATGCGCTGGCATCCTTCGTCCAGTCCTTCGGGTGCTGCCAGTTGGAGCAGTTGGGAGTGTGGCATCACCATGAATTCACTGTGTCAGAAATCGAAAACGGCCTGGTGTCTCTTTGCTATAGCCACGATAATGAGTTCAGGGAAAACGGCGTACCCGGTAGCCTGGAGAATATCGCCAAAGGTAACAACGCACTCTGGATAATCAGGGCGGCATGCAGCCAGATGGCGCTAAACGGTGACCATCAACTGACCCTGCCGGAACTGTGCTGGTGGGCAACCCTGAATGATGTGATTGACCTGATACCAGAGGCACCCGCACGTCGCGTTCTGCGTATGCCGAAAGAGTCCCACTATGCAGGAGAGACTAAAGAGTCTCATATCGTTGCAGAGCGTCCGGCCAGAGAGGTTATTCAGGACGCAGCTCAGGTAGTTAAAAAAATAATCAGCCTGTGCGCTGACCCGGAATCACCAGAATCATTCATGAAGCGCCCCAAGCGTAAGCGCTGGGAAAATGAGAAATACACACGATGGGTAAAATCGCAGACATGCGCATGTTGCGGCGTGCAGGCTGACGATCCTCATCACATCATCGGACACGGACAGGGGGGAATGGGAACGAAGGCGCATGATTTATTCGTGATACCGCTATGCAGAGCGCATCACGATGAGCTGCACCGGGATATGAAAGCGTTTGAAGCAAAATATGGCAGCCAGGTTGAGCTGCTATTCAGGTTCCTTGATTTCGCGATTGCAGTCGGCGTGATCGGGACAGACAAAAAATAAAGTGTGTGGAGAGGATTAAATATGCGTGACATGTCACAGGTATTAGAGCGCTGGGCGGGATGGGCTAAATCAGACAGTAGTGGTGTTGATTTCTCAGCAATCGCCGCGGGGTTTAAAGGGCTGCTGCCGCAGGATTCAAAATTAACGCTTACCTGCAGCGATGGGGACGGACTGATTATTGAAGGTTGCCTGTCACGGCTTAAAGCCAAGCGTCCGGATGAGCACGCGATCATTGTGCTGCATTACTTTTTCAATATCTCAAAGCGCACCCTTGCAAAGCAGGCCAAGCGCGATGAAAAGATCGTGAGAATTGAAATCCAGATGGCTGAGGGGTTCATTGAAGGCTGTCTGGCGATGCTTGATGTGCGGCTTGATATGGACGACGAACTAACGCCGAAAAAAAATATTAAAAAACCTCTAACGCGGTCCGCATTTTCCTTAGTAATCTGATAAGAGTCGTAACAACGCAACGCCGCTTAATTTTGATAACCTCGCCAGCTAGCGGGGTTTTTTGTTTATTCTTGTATCATTGTATGGGGGATGTAATGGACGTTGAGTCTGGTGACCATTTTCTGGATATTGATGATGACATGCTCAATTTTCTTGAAAAGCAGGGCGAAGAGACAGTCAGGGAAATTCATCTTTCTAATCTGGCTAATAAAGAGAGTGGGCAAAAACTGCTCAGCCTGCTTATAGTTGGAATCGGGTCATCTTTTTTGTTGCTAACTCAGAACCGCCCAGAAAAATTTCTAACTGCTGGTCTTGGTGTGTTCACTATCTACTGGTCGTTATGTGCCGCTTATCTAATCGTCCGGGTATTGAATGTTAGACAGCGTGCGCTGGCTACGTCACCTCCTGGCGCTCTCTACCATGCTGGTTATAAGAATTTTAACCAAGGCGATTATGAACGATTCAGAGAAAAAGGCTTTAAGGCTGAACCTACTGAGCTGAACATAATGAGACGCTATCGTCTGTTTGAGCTCGAAGAGATTGCTCGTGATTATCTGAGGGAAAACTTAAGGGTGGGATTGGCATTGGAAAGGGTAAGGATTGCAACAATCCTTACCCCAATTTGCGCGTTTATCATTTCAACGCTTACTTATCTTTTTTTGTGATTTCGTCCGCAGAATCACCAACAAAAACTCTCTCAGGGCGAAGATTTCTATCTGGTTGTGGAACCGGTGGCGGCGTAGACTGCTTTTCCGGTTGATTCGTTTTATTATCTGAAGACTTATTATTGTTGCCCATATTTCTCCTTTAGCTATGTGCTAGTTCTGGCGAATTAACAATATCAGATGGAGAAATGTGCTACCAGATGCTTTCTAAGAACCAATTCGGTCGCTTGCACTAAGATTTTGATAGAGCGGGTAGTTAGCACCAGATTGAACCAAAATAAACCCTGTGACTGACGAGTAAGGCAGTTACCGCTATAGCATCAGGGTTACTACACAAATAGGTCGCTATAGAGCGGCCTTTTTTTCGTTTTTGCGCACACCAATCTGTCTCCACACACACTTTTGACGCCGTGGTATTGCGCAATTTTCTTCTGACTACCGACAGCACCTGCCAATTATCGGAGGTGAGGATGAAACGCATGCCGGACAAAGACGTTGGGTTCTGGGCAAGCCTGATTGCCTGGCTTTACGCCCACAAAAACGAAACCGGCTATGCGGGTCTTGCCGGAGTCATGGCGATTCTCAGAGCCACTTACGTTGGCAAAGACGCATGGTCACGCCGCCTGCTAGATGCAGCGATGTGCAGCGTCTTCGCCTTCTTCCTACAGCCAAGCCTGCAGGTAATTGGCTCTGTGTTCAACTGGCACTTCAGTGAAGACATTACGCGGGTTGCTGCGGTCTTCCTTGGCTTCCTCGGTGTGGACTACGTGTCAACGAAGATACGCCGCCAGATAGATAAGCGATTGGGAGACAGTAATGCTGACAGCCAGTAGTTTTCAGCGTGCCACCGGCGTAAGTAATTCTCTGCGAGATACCTGGTATCCACATATAGCGGCAAGCCTCTCAGCCTTCCAGATAAGCACGCCATTACGACAGGCCCACTTTCTGGCGCAGACGGGGCATGAGTCAGCCGGGTTCCTGAAGGTTGAAGAGGGGTTGAATTACAGCGAGAACGCGCTGACCGCAAAGTTTGGCAAGCGCATCACTGCCGAACAGGCCCGCGCTTATGGTCGTAATGCGATGCACCCAGCTAACCAGAAGATGATCGCCAGCATCATTTACGCAAACCGTAACGGTAATGGTGATGTTAATTCGGGAGATGGTTACCGCTATCGCGGTCGGGGTCTGATTCAAATCACCGGCAAGGCGAACTATGAGGCGCTGGTTAAACAGCTGGGCGCTGATGTAGTGGCAAATCCTGATTTATTGCTGGGCTATCGCTTTGCTGCGATGTCAGCAGCGGCATGGTGGAAGAATCACGGATTAAACGAGCTGGCAGACTCTGATGATGTTACCCGCATCACCAGAGTCATTAACGGTGGCACCAATGGTCTGGACGACCGGAAATCCCGCTTATCAAAATCTAAGGGGATTCTATGTTCAACGTAATCGGCTTTATCCGAAACAATTCAGGTCTGGTCATCATCGGTCTTATCTGCGTGGCGCTGTGGGGACTGAACGCCAGTAACTCACAGCTGAAGGCAACAAACGACAGGCTTGAGAAGCTGGCGAACAGCAAAGACGAGCAGATTAACGATCTTCGCTCTAAGAACGATGGCCTGGCATCAAGCGTCACTGAGCTGGTAACAGCAGTTAAGCAGCAAAACGTTGTGATGAGTCAGGTCACAGAGCAGCGTGCCGTAACAGCCCAGCAGAACCGGAAACTACAGAATGAAATTAAGCGTTACCTTGCGGCGGACAAGTGTGCTGTTGCTCCTGTTCCCCCTGATG